CGAAGAAGGAGTCCTGACCATGCCCGAGTTCACCCCCGGCCTTCCGCCCATCTTGCAGTACTTCGAGTTCACGCACCTCCCGCCGCACCTACAGGCGATCTCAATGCCGTTCTCCGACCTGGCCTACCGGCTGAACACCATGCTGTCGCCGGGACCTGAGACGACCGTCGCACTCCGCAAGCTGCTGGAGTCCAAGGACGCCGCAGTACGCGCCGCCCTCGACCTACCGAAGGAGTCTTGACCATGGCTGCCACCCTGTTGCGCGGCGAGGTCCGCGCCATCCTCCAGCCCGCCGGGCACGCCCAGTACCAGGGCGCGTACTGCCCGCCCGGCGTGCCCTTCAAGGAGGTGCGCCGGGGCCCGTTCGACGGGAAGGCGGACATCGTCGTCCGGCCGAACGCGGACGGGGAGCTGCCCCGGCACATGACGTTCGGCGGCGGGCAGGTCGTCTACGAGTACGACGGCCGCGACAAGCAGCAGCGCGCCGTGTACCGGTACGCCCCCAACCTGAGCAGCAGCCACCGGGACGTGATGAACGGCGTGGCCGAGGTCTACGCCGAGCACCGCATCAAGCAGGCCAAGGAGGACGGCCGGTGAAGCGCCTACTTGCGGCCATCGCGGGCCGCTGCGAGACGCACGACCGCGCTGCCTACGTCACCACGTCGCGGCTGGAACGGGAGCTGGGCATGCCCGTCTCACCGCCCCCGGCCAGCTTCACCGACGCGCACATGGACCCGAACCTGATCGACTGCGGCAACCGGCGTTGCCGGGCAAGGAGGAACCAGCCATGACCGAGATCGAGTTCCGCAGCCTCGAAGACGTCCAGTGGCGAGTGGCCGACGGCGACGACGGCACGTTCGCCGGGTACGCCTGCCGGTACGGGAAGAAGGACTCGTACGGCACCACGTTCCACCCGGGTGTGTTCCGCAAGGGCATCGACAAGCAGGACTACGCCCTGCTGTTCATGCACTCGCCGATGTCTCCGATCGGCACCTTCCGAGCCGAGGAGCGCGGCGACCATCTGTGGATCGAGGGTCGCTACGACGACACCGCCGCCGGTCAGGACGCACGGAAGATGGCCCGTTCCGGCTCGGCACGGGAGCTGTCCGTGGGGTTCGTGCGTACCGACCTGCCGGACTGGAAGAAGCTGTACGAGATGGAGGAGGAGGCCCGTCGGGAACTCCTCGACAACATCAGGTCGGCCCGGCTGGTGGAGGTCTCGCAGATCACCGCCCGCATGGCGGCCGTGCCCGGGTCGAAGCTGAAGACCGTACGGTCCGCGCTCGGTGATCTGTATGCCGAGGTTGACGCGCCGACGATCGCTGACCGGCTCCGTGAGGAGCAGGAGCGCGCAGCGGCCGGGACCGAGCGGGACCGGGAGATGCGCGAGCGGCGCCGACGCGCGGCCCTGCTGCGGCTGACCACGACGGGTGCTGCGTGATGGGCCGCTTCCACTCCCGCGCGCAGTGGCGGTTCGCGTTCGCACGCAAGATGCCGTGGGCCCGCCGGTGGGCCAAGAACACCAGCTCGTACCAATCCCTGCCCGCCCGTAAGGGCCGGACTCGTGGCGGCCGACGACGCAGGTAGACGCCCGTCGTCGCTGCGAATTGCAGCCCCCACCCACACGCACCCGCCGTTTCGATCTACCCTCCTGCCATCCGGGCGCTCGCACCGGACGTAAAAGCCGCGAGCAGTAGCCGGGCGCGATCCACCGGCCGTGAAAGACGGACCGCAGCAACCCATGACGCATGGGCGGCTGTGCGCCGTCCACGGATCGAGAGGACCATCGTGAGCAACTTCGCGAAGATCCGCCCCATCGGTCGCCGCCGCGACGGTCGACCGATCTACCCCATCAAGGGCGGCGCCCCCACCCTGCTGGAACAGCGCGACGAGATCGTGCGCCAGCTCCAGGACCCGAACTTCGACGGCGACATGGCCGAGTTGCTTCAGCGCGCCGACGAGATCGCCCTGCAGATCGAGCAGGCGCAGCAGCGGGACGCCCGCCTGCGCCAGCTCCAGGGCCTCGTCCCGCCCGGCGACCCGCAGCCCGACCCGGGCCAGCGTCAGCAGCCCGGCATGCAGCCCGACCCGCAGGGCAACCCCGACCCCGTTACCGCCGCCGAGGCGTTCGTACGGTCGGCCGCACTGGAGCACTTCCGCGCCAACGGCAAGCAGGGCAAGTTCGCCGTCGAGCACCGCGCCGCCCCCGCCGGCACCGTCACCACCGGCACGCAGCCGCAGCAGAACACCCGGGTCCCGGGGATCATCCCCCAGAACCCAGACTTCCCCCTGCTGGTGGCGAACCTGCTGGACCGGCAGACGTCGGACGGCACCACGCTGGAGTACATGCGGGACACGTCCGGTCCGCAGTCCACGTGGAATAAGGCTGCGGTCGTGGCCGAGGGCGCGGACAAGCCCATGTCGGGCCCGTTCACGTTCGACCTGATCACGACCACCCTCAAGACGGTCGCGCACTGGGTGCCGATCACCCGGCAGGCCGCGGACGACAACGGCCAGCTGATGGGCTACATCAACGGCCGGCTGACGTACGGGCTGGAGTACAAGCTCGACCGGCAGATCCTCACCGGAAACGGCACGACCGAGGTGCAGGGCATCCTCACTACGCCCGGCATCGGCTCGTACCAGCCCGGCGTGGGCAACACCGACGCGAAGTTGATCACCGTCAGGAAGGCGAAGACGCAGGGCGAGTTGGCCCTGTACCCGCCGACCGCGATCGTGATGAACCCGCTCGACTGGCAGGACATCGAGCTGGACGAGGACGCCAACGGCCAGTTCCGCGTCATCGCCAACGTCACCGACCCGGGCGCCCCGACCCGGCTGTGGGGCCTGACCGTCGTCACCACCGTGGCGATGGCCGCCGGCACCGCGCTGCTGGGCGGGTTCCGGACCGGCGCCACCCTGTGGGAGCGGCAGGGGATCACGATTCTGATGACCGACAGCCACGCGGACTACTTCACCGCGAACACGCTGGTCATCCTCGCCGAGCGCCGCGCAAACGTCGCCGTGCACACCCCGCAGGCGTTCGTCCGGATCACGTTCGCCGCTGCGACCTGATCTCCCTCTTGGGCGCGGCCCCCTTCCCCGGCCGCGCCCACTCCACCGGCACGCCACATCCCCGTGAGGAGCAGCCGACATGGCCGCACGCAGCAGGACCCCCGAACCCGAGCAGACCCCGCAGACCACGGCGTCCGACACCACGGCCGCCGACACCGCGCAGCCGAACCCGGCCGTCGTCCGCACGCAGGAGTACGCCGCGGGCGAGGGCTGGGGCGTCGGCCAGACCGCCCCGTCCGACGCCTTCCGCGCGCTCGACGCCGCCGGCACCGGGGAGCCGACCGGTCCGGTCGTCCACACGCACCCGGGCGGCTACGCCCGGCAGATCGTGGCCAAGGGCCAGGTCGTCACCGAGGGCGTCAAGCGGGAACTGGACGCCGCCGAGGCCGAGCAGAGCGACAGCGAGCAGGGCTGACCTATGGCGTACTGCTCGATCGAGGCCGCGCGCAACGCGGGTGTCACCGGCGACGACGCCGTGGTGGCCGCGTGGATCACGGCTGCGCAAGAGGCGATCGAGCGGTACACCCAGCAGTGCTTCGAGCCAACTGACCTGGTGGTGGTGGCGGACGTCGGCGCGGATGGACTGGTCACCCTTCCGCGCCGCGTCCGTACGGTCACCGCGGTCATGCCGGTGCTTGAACCGGACGACGGTGTGTCGCTCCCACCCGCGTCGTACCGCGTCACGTCCTCGGCCGTGCTGGGGCAGGTCGACGCTGTGCACCTCGCATGGGGCGGCTACGACGATCTCGTAGTCGGCGCCGAGTCGTACAACGGGGGGTGGCTCGGGCTGTGGGAGCGGTGGGGCGCCGAGCAGGTGAAGGTGATCGGCAGCTTCGGCTATGACACGGTGCCGCTGCTGGTGCAGCAGGCGTGCGCCCTGCTCGCCGCGCACCTCCAGGCCGAGGCGTCCCCGACCGATCCGGACGCCCCGGACGGTGGGCTCGACGTGGACGACGAGGGCAACAACGTGGCGATCGAGGACGCCGACGAGGAGGTGGCGTCGGGCGTCGTCAGCCCGTCGGCGTCGACTGGATCGACGCAGGTCGACGCCCTGTTGTCGGGCTACCTGAACCGCGGCTACAACCTGATCGGCGGTGTGTGATGGCACGCTTCCGGTCCCGTGGCCGTCTGCGGCTGGGCACGCAGGTGTCGACGCAGATCAACACCCGCGCTTACGAGCGCGGCCTGCGCCGCTACTTCGGCCGTATGTCCGACGACGTGAAGCGCGCCGTCGACCGGACCCGCATCGACGTGCAGAACGAAGCCAGACGCCGGGTGCCGGTGGACACCGGCCGCCTGCGCTCCTCGATCGTGTCCCGGGCCGAGGGCTCCGGGCGCAGCGTCGGCTACGTCATCGGTACGAACGTGAACTACGCGGCGGCCGTCGAGTACGGCACGTCGCCGCACGTCATCACCCCGAAGAACAAGCGCGCCCTGTACTGGCCGGGCGCCGCGCATCCCGTGGCGAAGGTGAACCACCCCGGCACCCGGCCGCGACCCTTCCTGCGCCCGGCGATCGAGATGACGCCGATCTTCTGGCGGGCGCACGCCTCGCAGATCGGGAGGCGCTGATGGCCGCGACGACCGAGGGCGCGCTGAAGGCCTTCCTGGAGGGCCTCGGCTCCGGGGTGCCGTTCTTCCGCGAGGGCCCCCGACCCGGGCAGGCCGCCCCCTACGGCGTGATCCAGCGCGAGGACATCCGCCTGAACGCCGCGGCCAACGGCGACTTCGGCGACCCGAACGCGGAACTCGCCGTAGTCGAAATCCTCACCGTGGACCTGATCCAGAACGCCCGCGCCAAGACGTCCGCCACCGTCGCTCGGAACGCCGAACGGTACGGCCTCGCCGAGGTGCTGGCGACCGCACTGCACGGATGCCGCCTGCCCGCCGCCCCCACTCCGATCACGGCGGTGAAGGTGCAGGACATCGACCGCTTCCCCGTCGAGGACAACCGCATCCGCGAGTCGATCACCGTTGAGGTGCACCGGCCGCTGCGCCGCACGGAGGTGATCCCCGCATGAGGATCACCTACACCGAGCTGCCGCGCGAGGAGGTGCTGGCGACGCTCGGCCCGCACTGGCCGGCACGCCCCGGCGCGGCGGTCGCGCTGGTCGGTGAGCACGTCGCCATTACGCACGGCGCCGTGTCCGTCCACACCGCCGACGGCCGTCCCGGCACCACGTGGTGGGCGATCGACGGGCTGATCGTGCCGCAGGACGCAGGCCCTCCACCCGAGCTGCCGGGGTGTCCGGTGGCCAC